ACATAGAATTGACCTGCCACAACACTTACAGTAGCAATGCCCCAGAATAGATAATAAAATCTACTCTTTACCTGATGCCTTAATTTTTCGTTGCTCTTTTTGGTCATAGTATTTAAGAAGTTTAAATTCAGACTCTTTCAATTTGAGTCGTTCAAGATGTTTTCGTGCATCTATTATATCCCTGAACCATGCACGATTGAAAGCATCTTTAGTTGTTGGTTCAAGGTAGATAGGAAACGATAGATGAGGAAAGTATTCTTTCTTCCTACTAAACTTTGCTTCAATCTTATCATAGTTTAGTTTTTTCTTTCGTCCGCTTGTACTCCGCTTAGATAGTTTCTTAGTGTTACTATCAAATGCTCTTTGAGTCTTTGGCATGTACTTTTTCTAGTAGATTTCTCATAACGTCAATCCTGCGAAGGAGTTCCTCTGCTTTCTCGTGATCTGATTCGTTGAATGCAGTCATGTATTCGAGTACCAACTCCCGCATTTCGTCACTCTGTGCATGATTCATAGAGTTCTTGTAATTCATTCTCGTTAAAGAATAGTGTAGACTCTGTATTTAATAGTTCTGGGTTCAACCACTCGAACCATTCATCGGCAAAGTCCAACGCGGAATTTATGTCTTCCGTTGCCATCAAATGCCTAAAGCGAGAAACAACCCAGTCATAGAGGTATTCGCGTTGTGCGGAAATCATGCGTAATTCATCCTCACTAGGATTAATAATTTGTTCATTGTTCATTGGTAAACTCCACATTCAATTTGGCATCTGCTAATGCACCTACCATGTTCCATGCAGTTTCACCTGCTACCATGTTCTCATCACAGTAATACTCAATAGTATCCTCAAGTATTTCCTTGAGTTCTATGAGTTGTGATGCTCTTTCATTACTAATGCTCATCTTCTCACCACTGTAAGATCATTGGTCAAGTGATTGTAAGATAGAAATGCTAACTCACTTGGTAACACTTGCTCTAGTGCCTTACAGAATTCTAATGTAAAGCGAGACTGATACCTCCAGAACTTCTTCTCTTCATCAGAGTGAGGTTCGGCACTTGTCTTGACTTTAACTGTAAATTGCTTTGTATTCTCAACATCTATGTCAGCAAGCAATTCTTTTACATGCTCAACTATCATAGGTGCTGCTTTCTGTACTTTAAGTTTGGTGAGTTTAGGGAGATTTGTCATTAAAATGATGCAATGGAATTAGTATAGCATGAAAAATGGGTGAAGTCAATACTGACGACACCCGATCAAATTTATCTCATATATAAATATCCACCTGCCCAGTCGCAATGCTCAATACAAGTTTGGAATGACTCGTCATTCATAAGTTCGTATCTTACATGCTTTGCTGGTGCTTGCCAACCTGCTGGTTTGTAAACTTCACCAGTTTTCTTGTCAATGAAAGCATGAACACTTCCATCTCTGTACTCGTTTCTATCTCTGAAAGTATCATAATCCTGTTGGATTAGTTTGTAATACTTTCTACCTGAAGCAACACGAAACTTCATTAGTTTCGCAGTGCCATTCTCTAGTGCTGCTAATTGACCTTTAGAATACTCTGACATTTCACCTTCAGAGTTTCTCACGATCATTCTCTTGTGATAACCTCTGTACTGGTTCTCTAGTGCCTCCGTAAGACGATTGACCCTAGATTCTACAGTAGGATAGGTTTCTTGAAGTGAAGCAGTCATTTAAGGATGATATAATGGTGAGAGAAACAAAAACAGGGGTCAGTGCATTACTCTTTCGTCATGTGTCTGCTTCAGAGTCAGACTAGAAAGAAACCTGATTTGTTTCCCATGTACTTATTATAACGTATCCGAGGGACTTGTCTCTGTGGCCTGTGACACTTTATCAACTGGTTTAGAACTGTCCTTTTCTGCTGCTTTTGCCTTTATGCTATCAATGGTCTTTAATGACCATGAATATACGTTCTTAGCAGTTGGTACAATTACATCAGTGGTAAATTCATCCCACTCATATAAATGGATCTGCCAACGTACCTTTGCATCTTCAATGTATTCACCTAGACTAATGTGAGTTTCATCAGGTCTATCAGTTGGTGGTTTGTAGAGACTGCCTTTAACTTTCTTGGATGGTGCTTCAGTCATAGCATTATGTATAAAATGTTATTCTTTATTTATTCTCTGTGGCACTTGTATTGTCCATGATGGTGATACCAAATCAACCATCTTGAAACATTTCTTTGCCTTCTCTCGTTCCTTTGCTGCCTTCTCTAGTTTGTTTAACTCTGCTTCACGTCCTGCTTCAGGTTGTATCTCACCATAGTGAGGATCCCAAATCTCAGGATGTTCATGGTTCTCAAAGAACTCTAGTATAGATTCATCAATCATGCTATACAATGTATCCCATGTTAATGTTCTACGAAGAGTCTCAGCAAGATACTCTGCTTGATTGACAGACATTTCTTGCTTAAGGTGTTCACCTCTTGCCCATACTAACTCATTGAGATCTATTGTGATCTGTACGTTAGTATGGACACCAGTATTAAAATCGTATGGTTCAGTCATTATTGTATCCATTTTGAACACCTTCAATTAAATCTGCTTGTGCTCCTAGTTTAGTAACAACAGTACGAGTATTGACACCAAATGTCTCAGCAGATCTCTCAACTTGTCCTGTTTTTGTTGCCATTATGAGATCAATTAAGAAATCACACTCCTTGGCATCTAATCTGTTTTTCATGTCATTTAAGAAAGATGATACGGACATTAGGTAAGTTTCCAATTAAGTTTTTCAACATCACTCTCACAAACGTGGCATGTTAATGCTGACCATGCGAAGTGATATACAACATGATTCTCATTACAAACAGGACATTGGATTTCTTTTCCTTGTTGTCCTGCTCTTGTGTATCTGTTTACAAATGCCATTAATCTGCCTCCGTTAAATCAGATACTTTATTAAGAATAGTCTTAAGAAGTTTTTGCTCATCTTCAGTTTGGTGAAACTGAGAGTGAGTAATACATTTAACAATCACATCATACTCTTCACGAGAAAAATATGATGGTAGTGTTGGTGCTGATGAATAAAGATTTGGTTCATCAGGTGTGATAATTAACGCCATTAGTTTGATGAAGAAAAGATTTTGTTGTAAACTTTAACCACAGTATCTCTCTTCCCTGTTTTCACTGAATGCTTAAGATTATCAAGAATAAAGTCTTGAATCACCTCTTTCTCGAAATCAGTTAGGATAACTGTGTTCATTGACCTGATGTAAAGAATAATGGTGGTTTCCTATCGCCTCCTAGTCTGAAACCACCAAAGGGACTAGCAGCAGTTGAGGACTTATGTTTGCTTAAGTTCGACTTAAATGCGACTGAACGCAACCTTGAAAGTCTTACGAATGCCTCAACATTTATATAATACATCATTTCAGACCCAATGCTCGTGGCCTTGTGACAGTTTGTTCACTGTCTATCCCTTGTCTTCATTACGTCTGTTCTTGATATACTTCAATTGATGCCAAGATGATTCATAACATAGTAATAATGTATGAATCATTTTATGCTGTTCATTCCTAGTGTAACGACACTTAGGTTTTGGTTTAACACCAGTTTCTATAGTAATGTATCGGGGATGTTCCTTTCCTTTGAGATCATACGATTTCTCATCTCCTTTAAAATATACCCAACCTTCATCTTTGCCATATTCCCCACGATCCCAGATAACATAGTCACCGACTTCAGGTTCATACATGTTAATCCTCGGCCTTTTTAAGTCCTGTGATTTCATCATAGAACTCAAATGGTTCACGATCTTTGTTACCTTCTTTAGGTATCTTAAATATATCTCTGAACTCCTTCATTTGATCTATTTGTTCTTGCAGTCTATCAATCTGTTTCTGCAATATCTCAAAGTTGTGTTCATTATTGTTTTGCATCATCAAGAAGTTCTTGATTGCTGCTTTAAATTCATCTTCCTTCACTATTAAGAACCTCCTAGAATAATTCGTTTAATTGGTAGAGACTAATGAGATCTACATTAGCAGATTCGCAATTATTATATGCTTCTCTGCCATCTTGTCTATCAACAATAGTAATTATACGATCAACTACATAACCTAGTTCTCGTAATCTTACTACTGCTTGTATAGAAGAATTAGCAGTTGTTACAACATCTTCTAATACTGTAATCTTACTACCTTTAGGTGGTAGATTACCTTCAACCCACTTGTTTGTACCATAACCTTTAGGTTTCTTCCTAACTATTAATGCCTCTAAATCAGGGGAACTAACACTTAAGTATGCGGTCATTGCTACACCAGTAACAAGTGGATCAGCACCCATTGTTAAACCTGCTACTGCCTTAACATCAGGTTCAATACATTCCAATAACATATTACTGACAACATTTATACCTTCACCATTTAATGTTACTGGTTTACAATTAACATAATGTTCACTATGTTTACCTGAAGATAGAGTAAAACTACCTTTCTTGTAAGCATATTTCTTTAAGAGGATCAAGAGTTCTTGCCTCATTATATCGTGAGTTACTTGTCTCATAATAATATACTGGTATCAGTAATGGGTTGATAATTAACATCAAATGCTATAGTTATTCTAGGAATATCTGATTCATGCACTGATGTGTAGTGTGCTAATCTAGTAGGAAATATTGTTAATTCTCCTACATTATTATCTATCTCATATGTATTACCAGACTCAACTAATTCTTTCAATCCTGTTGGTTTCACAATAGAAAGAAAGAACTCTTTGATATTAACTGGGTTGATATATCCAGTACAAGTATCATCTGATTGTACTGTTACATGACCACTGAGATAACTATATTCGTGACAAGAATGTAAGTGTGGTCTTATTTGTCCTCCTTTCCTTAATACATTGTACCAACAGTTGATATACAATTTATCTGGTGTGCGGTGGCCAAAGTGTCCATTGTACTCCTCAATAGCATCTTTTATCTGATATTGTAAGTTTCTGATCTGAAGTTCATATTTCCAAGACAATATATTAAAGTTCTGAAATCGTGCAGTGATACTATCACGACCAGTTCCAGTACCTCCATCTGTAAAGTTACCATTTGCATCTGTAGATACTGGTAATTGTAACAATTCAGGTTCTTTGTCTAATAGTAACTTAGTAATAATATTACAATCAATTTGTAATACTTTATGACCTAAACTTACATCAACAAAAGGTGCATAAGGAGTCTTAGGATTAGGACTCTTTAATTGATAAAAATTCATCAATATCTTGCTGGTATTTCATCATATCTATCGGTTGAATCTTCTTTTGATTCTTTACATTTAGTGTCCAAATCTTCTTTTGATTCTTTACATTTAGAATCAGAATCTTTAGGTCTAAGTTTCATTTTTGATACCTAATTTTGATTTGACAAAATTACATAACAGTTTGACAAAAGATTTTGATGCACTACCTTGTAGTTCATCAAACATATACATATTCAACTTGAAAGCATAGTTTGCTTCGCGTATGCATATATCTACGTCCTGTTGATTCATGTCAAGCGTGTCTAAAAGCTGACGGTATGAAATTTTGAACTTTTTAGAATCTGAGATTTCTGAGAAATCGTAAAAACTCAAACCTTGGCCTTTTGGCGGTTTAAGAGAGTTTTCAGCAATACCTCGAAGTATCTGACCACCAGAGAGGTCACCCAAATATCTGGTGTAATGATGACCAACCAATAGTTTGGGATCATCTTTTGCGACTTCACGGATTCTGTTGACATACTGTTGACCTGCTTCTGATGGTTGTACTGTAGTTTTCCACTCTGACCCATAATAGTATTCGAGATCTTCCTCTAATGCTTTTGTCCTGTATAACTTAGGGTCATTTATCTGACCAACTACAGGATGGTCTTTCAACTTAACTATCTCCTCCTCCATTGCTCTATAAACAAAGTAGAAGTTGGCGATGAGTTTACGATACTCTTCTGGATCTAAGACACCACGAAGAAATCCAGCAACGAACTTAGTGTTCTCTGCTGCTGAGTGAGACTCTTTAGTCCCTTGTTTAATTTGTGCTGCGAAATCTGCTACGGCCATGATTAATCATCAATATATTTTCTTGGGTTTTGTATACCCTGTACCATTTGAATTACTTGCTCACGTATCTCTAACAACTCATAATAACATTTCTGATTATGAGCACAACCCCTGAGTCTATCGTCAGGTTTATGCAGTGACTCTAACATGAGAGTCTTGGCACGATCCCATTGTTCAAATGATTCAGCAGGTGTGGTCATGTGCTTTAGATTAGTGTAAGTATATTATAGGTGTTCTTGCAACTCAATGGGAGTTGCTTGTGACACTTCTTTTCGTGTCCAACCAAATCCATTTTTCTCTTCTCTTCGTGCGTTAATAAGATGGTTCTCACAATCACGAAGTTCTTTCTTCATTTGATGAATCTCTTCATCAGTGTAAAGGAAACCATTCCTTTCACTTGCTTGTAGACACTTCTTAAGTATCACTGTTTGATGTTTATATCCTATAGAAGGATCGTATGCTTGGTTATTGTTCATGTTAATCTACTTCAACTGGTTCAAATTCTTCTATGCATTGAACAGGGACAAGATGTTCTTCTCCCTCACATGCTATCTTGTATATATGTTCACCATTAACGCATCCCTGATACTCTATACCAGAAAGACTGCCATGCTCACGCATAACAGCCTGTATCTTATAGTGCATCAAATCTGCTTGTGTTGGAACTTTCATTATAACGGATCGAATAATTTAATATTAGGACACAACCTTAGATTTGTCAAGTAGGTTTGTTTTCCCAGACAATATCTCCCCATGTATCGACCACGAATGCTCGCATAAAGTGGTCAGCATCAGGACAGTCTGCCAATTTGGGGAACCATGATGCTCCCATCAATGTGGCCTGATCCTCATCTGGATACTCAATAGTATTAAAGATGCCTTGCTTCATTATATCAACAATGTACTCATCTACAAAACCTTCGTAGTATGCTGTAACAGTTGCTTTCTTATCTGCAGCCAGGTTGTTATAGGTAGTCAGATCAAAATATAAGACTGACATCTGATGTCTCTGAGCCCAATAAGCAATGAGATCAAAGTGTGATATTTCCTTTCCATTGATAATCATAGCTTCTCTAACTCCGCTTGTGCTTCTACGATTATTTTATCTAAGAAATCTTTCTTGGCTTGTGCATCAGAGTTTGCAAACTCATATGCAGTAGGAGTTTCATCAGCAGCAAGTTGAGCAGCTCTTACATTCTCATACTCTTGTAGTAGAGTTGGGAAGTATGCTGTCTCAGTTAATGATTTCTGTAGTAGATAGTATGAAATCTTCTCCCTAAATGCCTTGAGATAATGCTTACCTAATGGTAAGAACTGTTCAGGTGTAGTGAGGTAATCAATACCAGGGAAATCCTTAGACCATATTTCTGTGTAGAAATCAGGTGAGATTGGAAACTTAGTATTCTCTACCTGAGTAGCAAATTCAGATGTTGCTGTTAATTCTCTTAGTTTAGTTCTGTATAATGTATATTTTGCTTTAGTGTCTGCATCTAATGGTGAGTCTGTGACCATCACCCAATCAGTTTCACTTAATAAAAAGTTTCTTGCCAGTCTAACAGAGAATGGAGTAACTATCTTCTGTTTAGCATATAATCTACCAAGTTCTTTCTGGTAGTCCTCATTCTCAAGGGAGTCTATTAAATAAAATGCTTCAATCAGTTTTTCTTTTAGTTGATTGGCCTCAGGTATATCAGCCTGCTCCATCTCATAGTCTTTCCATTCAAAAAGACCAGTCTTAAAATTCTTTAGAAACTTCCTACGTTTGGCATGATATGTTCCATTAGTATACCAATGAAATGATATAAGTTTATCCTTATCAGTATCCCATAAAGGATATAAGAATGCAGATAAAGTATCCTTCCAGTAAGTTTCTGGAATTACTTTGGGTATTCCATTGTATGATATCTCCTGTGCTATCGTATCTAATTCAATTTGTAGCACAGGTGCATCAGCGTTAATTGCCATCTTATTAACTAGTGTCTCCGTATATATTTAGTATGCCTTGATCAAGTACTTACAAGTTCTGTAAGGATGCAGCAATGGTACATCTATATCAGGATCAATTGTGGCCTGTGGTTCTATCTTAGTAGTTGATCTTAATGTCAACGTTGCATCAGAAGCACCAAGACCAGAACTATATGTTATACCAGGTCCAGCCTCACCATCAACAGTATAAGTTAAACTATCTACTAATGGTTTTGATATAGCACCAGGACTTTGTTGGAATACAAGTCCAGATACCTGAGAATACCACCAAATAAATTCAATGATACCATAATGGTCACTATCATCAGCATTATCATTAGCACCAGAAGGTGTTGCTCTTGGTTGCTCAAGTCTGAATCTAGTATCAGTTGCTCTTGCTGCTTCAGGTACTGCTACTGAATATGTGTACCAGTTAGTTGTACCATTACCATCCCAAGTATTTTCAATGATAGGAACACTACCAATGAGAGGATCATTCCTTACTGATATTGGTGAGATAATAGTATCAATCAAGTTCCAGTTAGTTGATCCTGAAAGTTGATAGTACACACGTAGTGATTCTTCAGGTGTGTTTCCACCATTAACTCCATTACCTCTACAAGCCTTGATTGAGAAGTAATTACAATTAGTGGTATCAACTGGTTTCAAATTAATCCAACGTGTTCCTGCATTACCACTCAATCCACCAAACTTAACATACTGAACATATGATTGAGATGATGCAGGAGTTAATGTTAATGCAGTTACAGTACCAGCGGCCTCATCAACAGTAGCTGTTGCTGTAGTACCACCAGATATTCCATTCATTATATAAACGTATGGTTGAGTTTGATAACCAGCACCGTTACTATCAAGAGAAATAGCATTGACTGTTCCTGCTCCTGATATTGTTACTGATCCTGCTGCATCAACAGTTGATCCACCACCTTGGAATACAACAGTTGGTACTTGAGATGCTACTGGTAATGCAAATGATCCTGCACTTCCAGTACCACTACCATTACCATAGATATTTACATCCCATACCAGAGCATCTTGAGATGCAGATTCAATTATATCACCAGTAGTAGTTCCAGTCTGACCACCTTCATATCCAGTGATAGTTCCTAATCCTACCTTGGCATATCCACCACCAGCAGTTGATGTGGATCCTTGATTTCCTGCACCCATTGATACACCACTACCACCAGTTCCAACATCTACAGTAATATCAGCAGGATCATTTAGGAAAGAGAATTCAACGTCACCAGAGAATAAACCTCCAGCACCGCCACCACCTCCACCAGGAGTCCAGTAATCATTATTATATTCAACATACAATCTTATAGCCGCTTCTCCTCTTTGAATGAGGTCAGTAGATGCACGAGAATGAGTTTCAGCAAAACTAGCATTTTCTAAGTAATCACTACGATATGATGACACACCTTGTCTACCACCAGCACCACCATCGTGCTGACCATCTCCACCAGGTCCACCACCGTCTCCAGCAGAACCACCACCATTTCCTGATCCACCAAATGTGAGACCATTACGAGCGACACCACCGCCACCGCCTCCTCCGCCACCACCGACGCAGGTATAGTTACCACCAACACCACCTTGGCCTGGACCGAGGGCGTTAGTAGTTGCATCAACTCCTTGAGGTGGTCCAATACCAGCAGTACCAATACCACCATCATCACCATCGGAACCAGCACCACCTCCACCACCAACACCAGCAATGATAAGTGATCCACGTTTCAATAATGAAGATGCTCCTCCACCACCACCAGCATTGACTCCATGACCATTACCACCTTGTCCACCATTACCAGAGTTATAATCATTACTTGCACCAGCAACGTTATTCTGAGCAACTTGCCAAGGACTTACACCAATTGCTTGTCCTGCTCTTCTTCCTATCTCTACACTCCATACCTGTGTGTTGAATGTAGTTAATTCTCCACTAACCAAATCAACCTGTAAATATCCACCAGATGATCCTTGATAGTTACCTCTATGTGCTCTTCCTCCCTTAGCACCCCACATTGTAAACTGAGCAAGTGTAGGATTAATAATTTGATTGGTATTAGGAAACGTTGTTGTTGGAGAAGTACTAGTACCACCAGTACAATTATTTCTTGATTCTGCTACTACATTATTAGTTCCTGCATCCTTAATTTCAAATGCAAGTCCACCAGGATTATCAGACCATGTATTTTGATTAATACTACCAGTATTTCTAGCTCTGAATGTTACTCTATTAATACCAGCATCAACTGGTCCAATTGTAACATTTGTAGATGTAGTAGTACCTCCTGCTGGGCTGTTATTCGTTGTACCTAAGTTATTAATTGCACCTGTCCAATGCATAGTGGCTTCATTATCAGAAGCAAACTCTACATCATATGAGTTACCACCAGCAGCAGTTATTTCTATTACACATTCTATCCAATCACCATAATGAGGATCTGGATTACTTAATCCTGGAAATGATTTCCATATTGCATGATCCTTCATGAACTGAGTCCATACACCCTGTGTTCCTGTTGATAACTGTGCTGTTCCTATTGCTGTCCAATCTCTAGTATAATATCCAATAGTAAGATCTAATGTCTGATCATATGTACCACTCTGTCCACCTACCAATACGTTTGCACCATTAGTACCTGATGAAAGAGGATCCGAAGAAGCTAATCCACCATTACCACCACCGCCAGGATCATTTGGATACTGAGAAAGAGGCCATCCTGGATTACTTGGAGCATTTGCTCCTTGAGCACCAGCAGCACCATCACCACCACCAGTTGCTTGTGCTGATCCATTATTAACATGAGTTCCACCTAGTCCACCAGAACCACCGCCCAATCCAACAGTTGCACCACCAGGTTGTCCACCACCAACTACCAAATCAATTGCACTTCCATCACCAACTTTTATTCTACTTCCAGTACCAGCATTACCTACTTGTGTACCAGCAGCACCAGATCCACCTCCACCATATACTTGATAGATCAGTTTATCAGGTGTACCAGTTATATTTCCTAAGTTTATGCTGTATGATCCAGGTGTATTAAATTCCCATTCATTAGAATAATCATATATTGGTGTACCACCTGTATTAACACTTCTTCCACCAATAACAGATGATCCACTAAATCTTCTAAAGACTGGACTAGGTATATAAGTTTGGAATACATAAGTTCCTACACCACTAGTACCAGACGCAAGATATTTCTGTGCTGATGTTGCTTGAGTTGGGTCTTGAAGTGATCCAGGACCACCTGCACCACCAGCAAAATCAAGTACATCATAAGTACCAACAGTATTATCTGTGTTGGGTTGTCTTAATAATCCATGACTATGTGTAAATACCTGGCCAGTTGTGGGATACCATCTTGTTACTCTTCCTGTTCCTTCACGATAATCCTGTTGATATCTATCACCACTAGCCTCTGAAATCCATGAGTTAGTACCTGCTTGTGCATGATAGACTGAGTGAATATGTTGATGAGCACCAGAGAGTTTTGTCTCCCTCATACTTATTTCAATTGATTGTTGTCCTATTATACTACACTCGGTAGTTTCAACTACCTTATCATATCCAGAAGTAACGATTCTACCCAATGAAAAATATTCATCTTGTAATGTCTTAGCCAAATACCAACCACCACCTACAGTACCCACACCCATTGTTGAGTTTGCTATGGTTGGTGAGTTAGATCCAAATACAGGACCATTACCAACTACCTTCTTAGCAACCATATCAGGAACTTTAAATGTTCCCATTAATGTATCACCTAAGAAATTTAGTACATTATTTTTAGTAATACCTTCTAAAGATCCATCATTAGTAGATATTCTTGCTTGTATAGTAGCTTGAGTAGATGCTCCACCACCACTAAGAACTACATTAGGTGGAGTAGTATATCCAGATCCCTGTTCATATACAATAATACTTTTTAATGTACCACCTTCAACAGTTGTAATAGCAGTTGCTGTTGTTCCACCAGGAGTTGATGGAGGATCAATAGTTACAGTTGGAGCACTTGTATATCCCACTCCTACAGTTAATATGTCCAATCCATTACTAGAAGTTCCACCATAATCATTACCAATTATCTGATATAATCCTGGATAATCATTTATATTATATTCTGTACCATCACAATATAAGTATCCCTCATGTGTATAAGCTGGATCATCACCACCTTGATATACATTTCCAGAAGACTCAGATAATGCTGGATATGCAGCAGCACCAGATTTAATAAAACTATGATCATATGAATTAGCACCAGCCTTAAGATTCGGCACAATCGCACCAATAGGTGTTGTGTCATGTAAGAGATCAGTTAGATATCCTGTTCTTGTATTTCTATAGGTCTGGGTCATCTTTATATCTTAATTAAATATTCCATAACAATGAAAGGAGCAGCAGCAGAATCAATTGATACTGAAGAATCAACTCCAATAGACATAGTTGTCTTTAAATTCTCTGGTGGTATTGATATAGCAGAGGTCTTTACTTTGTATGTATGATCTCCTTTAACAATATCAATACGATGGTTATGTGATGTAGGATCTACTCCACCTTCTCTAGGAAGATCAGTAGTATCTGTAATCTCATTATCAACATCTGGTGTACATGTATTATCATTAACATCTCCATTAGATTGCAATGGTAATACATCATACAAACTATTTCCTGCCCAATCATCAGGAACTCCTTGAGCACCCTGAACATATGTTACAGGAACAGTTAATGTTGCAGATTTTGTGTTACCACAGTTACCTTGAACAGCACAAATATATGTTAATATAACCCATATCCTCCAAACATCACAAAATCTAGATACATTCTGTCCATCAGCAGAACCAGATAGTTCATGTCTGTTCATACTGTAACTAGAATTACTAATACAGTTGTAAGTGTACTGAGATCCAGCACCAAATATACAATGTCCGTAGTAAACAGTCTGTTGTAATCCAAATCCTTGGATAGATGTAGGGCCTCCATTATCACCTGGACTCCACTTATCTATTGCTTTACATGGTTCTTGAGCACTACCTGGTGGGAATGTAGGATCATTATTATATCTTGTAGCATCCAACCAAGTCTGAATAGGAACAGTAGATGCGTTTCTTCTACCAGTTCTACCTGCACCTATAGGATTTTGTGAATCTGTTTCATTAACCTGTAAGTTTCTTGATCTATTCCATGTACCAAAGTGAGCATGAGGGTGAACAGAATTCTCTTCTACACCTTCAGTATCAGTTCTATGTGTCTCACCAGCATAATTCCATGATGGTTTCCCACGAACTTCTATCTCTTGACTAGGAACACTTATTGATCCACTATATTGAATAGTAACATCCTGACCAATAGCAGATGCAATCTCCACACCAATACCACCTCTACTTACCTCAGTACCTAGAGCATTAGTAGTTCTTATGTTATCATATACACCAGCATTAGCACCTGAAGTAGGTTCTGGATACTTAGATCCAAAATCAGGAACCATGAACTGTTGATCAGTTATAAAATCAAATGCAGTTTGATCAAGATTTCTTCTAAGAAATTTAGTTTGCTCTCCTGTACCTAAAATAGCAGCAAGTTGTGGATAATCCTCTGCATAATATATTGTACCATCACATCTAAGATATCCTGCTGGTAAATTTCTAACATTATTAGAATCTTCAGGTGTACCCTGATATTCTACTGGCCAAATAATTATTTGACCTGTAAGATTACCATACTTGGCTTTCTCTTTTCCGTATAATACTGTCATTAGTATGCCTTAATGAGAAATGTACAGGTTGCTGAAGGTTGCGTTACATCAGCAGAAATATTTAGAGCATTTTCAAGACTATCTGCCTGTAATGCTGAACCATCTGCATCAGATGCAGTGTGTGATGGTGGTCCACTCATTGATCCCATACCTTGAGAAATTTCAAAACTACCATGATTATGGGATTTGAATGCTTGGTTCAATGGATCTTTGTTAGTAGCACTCAAGTTCAAACTTGTTGGCCATGTACCATTCTTAAAGTTTATAGTTCTTGTACCACTTGCAAAAACCTGTTGATTCAATGTAACCTCATAGATGCCACCACCTATATCTTCTACAGTCTGTACCCAAGTTCCTTCTCTCAAATATGTATATTTGTCATCATTGTCATTATCAACAACATACATCAAAGGAGTAATCTTATCATATTGATACCACCAGTCCACATTCTGTGTACCACTAGTATTACCATATGCTCTTTTTATATCTGTACCTGCTGGTAATTGAAATTTATTAGTATTAGCAGTAAGAGTAACACCAGTAACAGAAAATGGAGTTGTAGTTTCAGGATCATCCACCAGACCATCAGCTCTTATGGGTGCTCCTGTATCATATCCAAAGAAGTTTGGTTTGTTTCTAGTTACCATTGGTCTTGGGAACATACCAGTATGACATGGTGTTTGGTGTGAATCTTCTGGTGTCACATCAACCATATCAGCAGTATCATATCTACCAAATATAGTTTGTGTATATGTTTCTGTTGCTTGTCCTGATCCTCTACTTGTTCCCCTCCAGTTAGATGCACCAGCTGGAACATTATTCCAATAATTCTTTCCTGTATTATCCTGAACATATTCCCTAAATGAATCCATCATAGGTAATGTATCTTCTTTATTAGAATCACCATAGAATGTCATGCTTGTAGCACCATTAGCCCAGTTAGTAGGTTGTGATTCTTCAAGAGCACAAGTATTTGGACCTCTACTTACGTTACAATGAATTGTGGCACTACCAGTCATAGTAATACCAGTGTCAGTTCTAAAATTCATAACACCAACATCAGTTGGGTTTACAGATGGAATACTATCAGAGTGACCGTGTGCTGGTGTATGATTGATACCCAACTTACGATTCAATGTATGAACAGTTTCTAAGAAATCAGGAGCAGTAAGAGTTATATCACTAAATTTAAAATATAAATTTCCTGCTATATTAAGACTAAAATCTATGTCAGATGTGGCCTCATACGTAGTAGAGATAACAGTAGTCTCACCATAATCACTAACTAAACCACCAACAACAGTTGCAGCATCAGACTGACCCATTTGATATGCTGGTTGATCAAGATGATACCTCTCTAGATCCATCAATACACTTGATGATAACTGAGGTAATCTAAATGTTGCTGCTGTAGCAATATAAGGGAACACATAATGGTTACCACCACCATCAGTCATGTCACCACCATAAGTGTCACCAATAACAGATGCTAATAATGGATAATCAGAAGCATTTAATGTAGTTCCATCACAAACAATCCAACCTTTAGGTATGTTAGAAGCCAGGAAGCCAGTTCCTCCATCACCACCCCAAGGCAGGATTGTCCCCACCTTGGCAGTTCTCATAGATTTAAGTGAGTCGTAATGTACTGTCATTTATAACTCCATTAACCACCATCCTCTTAGTGCAGGTGGAATTGTTCTTGAATTTGCAGATCCTTCAATATCAACCGTACCAGCAAATACTAATCCGAATGAAGCATTGCGTGATTGAATAACTAATTCGCCTGAATCCCATGCAGTTGCTAAAGACTGGCCATTTCCTGAATCTAACTTAGATCCTGTGGCATCACCCTGTATAGAAGTAGCAATATTATTTATCTTCTTCGCTCTAATAATCAGACTTGTGTTGTATGTTAAGTTACCACTTAATTCAACGAATCTAATCATATCACCTGTCTCTGGATTATCTGGTAGATATAGAACTATGTTACTTCCTTGAGAAGCATTAACAAGATAGTTATTATTAACCTCAAGTGGGTTATCTATCTGCTGTCCTACACCAGTAGAAGCATCGAATGCAACATAAGTATGTCTTCTACCACCATTTCCTGTCCAGTATTTCTCAATACCGAATGAATCAATAGCATTGTTCTGATAGATTCTAAAGTCCTTAGCACCTTCAGTACCACCAACTCCAGCAGATCCAAGGTTATCAATGTGGAACATTGTCTTGGATGCAGTCTCAGTCTCGTAGACCTTACCTGCTTGATAGAACTCTTCACCCAAGAAGACATTACCTTCTCTCTTAGTAACTCTAAATGTTGTTACATCGGAACAAAGACCGAATGCCTGACAATCTTCATAGTTAACCCTAAGATCACCACCAAATGTAGCAGAACCATGTATTGTTAATCCATTGGTTCCTTCCTTCTCATCAGCAAGTGATCCGTCTCCAGAGTGGCCATCGTCATTAGCGATAGACATAACCAGAGTCTGACCATCAGAACCATACATTCTGAGGTTACCACTGTATATCTCAAGATCATCATGAACAGTTAGTTTACCACCACCATATAGATCAACTAAAGGTGTATTGATAGTATTTGGATCTCTAATTTGCTTAGGAGTCTTGATAGCAAAACTAATGTCATTAGCACCATCAACACTATCAGGTATAAACCATTCAGTTCCTATTCTGACATATGTTACATAGTCTAGTTTAGGAGCAATTAGATCAGCATCACGTAATGTAATCTCAAGTCTAATATCACTTGTATTAGGTGTTCTGGCCTTAAGTGCAGTTGCTCTATCTACCTGTGTAGCAGGAACATCATGTAATAATGTAGTAGTTCTATCGTACTTATCAATCTTAACAACATTAGCACCTATTGAGAATGCTTGTGCTGCTGTTCCTTCTAATCCTCTACCTCCACTTGGATACTGAGCATTAGTTGCTGTTGGTAGAATATTATCTGTACCACTGACATATGGATCATCAGTAATCTGAATAACCTCAATCGCAGCACCAACACCAGTTGTATAAATTGCAACCAAGTCTCCCTTCTTGAATGCAGTTAGGTTACCTTGAATCTCAATGTTTGATGTGGCAGTTACAACGTTGTCCGCAGTAGTAGTTAAAGGACCACCAGATATAGTAGACTGAGGATTATGTCTATAAACATAGACTAAATCTGAATCCTTAGTATATGCAGCAGGGGATGTACCAAACTGCTCGGATAGCATGAACACTGTACCATGCTGATTACCAAACTGTGTATTACCTGTGCAAGTATCAACCTTGAATACATCAACAGTCTGATTATTAGTAATCTTAAGTTTTCTGTTGGTAGTAGCATCAATATATGGTGTTGTGCATGTTCCTGTTAGGTTCAATGAACCGCCAATGTTAGCATCACCACCAACTACTAATGTACCATCAGTAGAATCAACAGAGAATACTGTCTCTTCATTAGCGGTATCACAACCATTCTTAATGAATAGACTCTTAGCAACCTGTGATAATAAAGTCTCTACCTTGAACAGTTCACCTTGATCATTAACACCATCAGCAGGGACAGTTGTATCTTCACGATCAATGATTACATAATCACCGATGTCTATATTACCACCGAACTGTGATAGGTAAACATTTTCTGATACTCCACCAGAATCAATTGCAGTAGTGATCCATGTAGCATCATACTGAACGTTACACTTATAAATTGGAGTTGTATCAGGATGATCCGATCTTGTTGCTGTCCATGTACCAAATGGTAGTCTCTCGACTACGATGTAGTATGGAGCAGTACTAATCCTTGGTAGTGAAACAACCTTAACAAATTCAGGATGTAATGTACCACCAGAATCATCTGTATCAATCAATAGAATATCATTCTCATTGAAGTACTGATTACCAGCAGCATCTTGAGGCTTGTTCTTGATTGGTAGATAGTATTGGTTACCTGTTAAAGCAACTAAAGTCTGAGGTTCAACGTTTGGTACTCCACCAACATTAGGAATCTCTTGCTGGAATGTTGCTCCACCCCATGCACCACTACCAGATGTATCAACTTGGTTGTAAGTATCAATCAGAGTATTGTTTGAAGTTACTCTTAGAACATCAACCAAATCAACGTTACTGTTGAATAGATTGTTACCAAGTACTCCACTAGCATGAGCAAATGCAGTTGATCCTGCCTGTGCTCTCTTAGCAGAGAATGAGTAAGAAGCAAATCCACCACATAAAGTAACGTTAGCATTGAATCTAGCAGTAGCATCAACAATTAAGTTGTTTCTAACTGTTGTAGATCCACCTTGACCAGCAATCGTAATATCAGAAGCATTAGTTGCGAAGTCTAATATAGATGTGGCCGAGTTACCAGCGAAGAATTCTACCTTCTGAGCAGTAGAACTTAGTTTAACGATACTACCAGCACCAGATCTTCTGGTTCCTAGTTGTGCATCACCATCTATCTTAAGAACTTTAGTCTTAATTCTAGTAGCAGATAATGATTCGTTATTATCATATGCACCACCAATGTCAACAAGTGATATTGTAAGAGCACCATCTGATACACGATTATCAGGTGTAGCACCCAATCTTATGTTACTATGAAGTGAACCGCGACCAATATTGATAAACTGATCTTCAGCAGTTGTATCACCAATAGCAATCGTAGTTGCATTCTGAGCAATATTAAGTGTTCCAGTAAATCCTGCTGAATTAACAAGATTAAATCCACCTGTTGTGATTGTTGTTGTTACATCAGCAGTATTAGCACCGCCTCCACCATTAACTTCTACGTCTTGTAAGAAGATAGCATTATCAGTGAACTTAGAAGTACCACCAACATAGAATGTACTGTCTAGTGATGCGTTATCAACATTGATACCTACACGATTATTTACAGTATTAACTCTGAATAGTGCAGAATCTGTAGGAGCAGCACTATCACCACCAACTAAGAATGCAGAGGTGCTACCAGTTTCAGTCTTGACTGTTCCTGTCTCAGTTAAGTAAGCACCAATTGTCTTACCACTGATGAATGTAGTACCAACGACATCTAAGTTAGCACGAGGTTCTGTCTCAGCAGATACAAATGCCTTCTGATAAGCACTGTGTGCAGAACGTGCAACAGTGTTAACACCAAGTTTGTAATCACCAATAGTGTCAGTCTCAGTTCTAATTGCCTCAGCACCAAGTACACCAATCTCCTTGAAGGAAGAGTTAGAGAACTCAACTGTTGGATTAGGTGAACCACCTGGAGTATTAGCAATAATGTCATTATTCCAGTTAAGTGTCTCATTCGCTAATGATATACCTTCAGCTTGGAAGTGAACGTAGTTATTAGTACCAGAGAATGCATCTCCGTTAGGTGAAACAACTGTAAATGGTATAGAATTGAAGTTAGTATTATGATAGAAATCATTAATCCTAATCTGAGATCCAGATGTAATACCAAGATCATCATTAGTAATGTCAAGTCCTGTATTTACTGACTTGAATGTAAACTTAACTAAACTTGAAGCAGCAATGAACTCAACAGTGAATATACTTGAATCAGCAATTGGTTCGTAGTAGTTTGCATAGATCCATCCAAATGAACCTGTTCTTCCTACTTCCTGACCTTTGATTAGAACATCGCCTGGCCTTGGTAATACACCACCATACATTGTATACTGTTCACTAGCAAGTCTAGTTCCACCAGGACTACCAACCAATGCTTTATTGTTTGGTGTCATATTTGATGGAAGAGCACCAGAACCACCAGTATGTGTCTGGAACATGTACTCTTGACCATTACCTCTGGCATTAAATCCAAAGATAGCAGCATTTACACGGTTCTTACTTAGACGGATATCACCTTTAGTTGGTGGAACCCATCCAGTTCTACTTAATTGCTCATCCTGTTCTAATTGTGTTACAGGATCAATAGAACTTACATTAGAACGAATGATTAATGCATCACGTTGCTGTGTTAAGTCATTATCCTGTACAGATATTACTAGAGGAGACTCAAATGTGTTAGCAAGTTCTCCTTCATTACCAACAACTGTAATATTCTGGTTGAATGTTACAGGAGTATCGAAGGTAGTAACTAGACTTCCGATTACATCATCCTTATCTCCATCATCTGCTAATACAGCAGCATCTAGGAATACTTCTGCACCTGTAATAGCATTGATCTTACGATTACCAATGTATAGGTCACCGTTAGAGTTAATACCAGTGTAGAATACTATACCACCGTCTTGTTTCTTAGACTGTGCATAGAAGTCTTCTGTTGATGTAAGAACAATCTCTTGTCTGAATGGTAAACCAGTTGAATAGTTACCTGGTCCGAAACCAAGATATTCAAATGTGTGGTTACCTGCTCTTGCAATAGATGGCCTTCTTAATTCAACGTAGTATCTTTGATCTGATAGAACTGTACTATTACCAGCAATTGCAATCTTACGATCTTCAGAACCAGATGTAGCATTACCACTCTGTGCCTGAATCTTATTGCTTCCAATATATGAATTTTCAATGAAAGCAGATTGCTGAATTAGATCCTCAATACCTTCTCTTGTAGTAGAGTTCTTATAATCGTTAACTGTAACTAAACCATGTGTATAGTTATCAGCAGCAGAGTATGCTTGTGGTGGATCAATTAGGTTAGCATATAGATTCTTCTCTTCGTTTGTTGTACCTGAATTCTTGAACCAGAGAGGATCATTCCTGTAGTTTAGAGGATATAGTTTGCTAACTGGCTGAGAGAACTTGAATCTCTGGAAGTTTCCAGCAGCACCAGCACCAGTTGGGAATGGTGACATGTTACCACGTAAGCAAGTTAGATAGTAAATACCATCTTGCTGACCTGCAATACGTTTCTGTAATGTCTCATATCCAAAGATGTAGAATGTATCATCAATGATACCTGCATCCTTAACTGTATCAACATAATACTGAACACCAGCACTATCAGTTACAGTATCACCAGGTGTGATGGTGTAAACATTTGCACCATCCTGCTTGTAATAATACTCAGGATATCCCTTAGCAATTAATGTCTTAAGTGGTAGTGACTTACCAAAGTCTTGATCTTCTACCATATCGGCAAAGATGTTACCTTGAGTAAATCTAGTCTGAGTGAATTCTGAGTACTCTAATTTTCCCCCGCGAATATTTTTCAGAATTAGGTAATGGTCACTTCCAACTGAGAAATAGCCATGTATATTAGCAAGACCTGAAGAATTACCAGTCCATTCAATCTGATTGGCAGCAATACTCTGTGTCTTGTTAGTTATGAATGAACCACCTTGAGGTGATGTAATCTTAACTGTAGTAAACTTATCATTTCTTAGGCCAGGGAAGTTTACAAGGTCAACTGCATGGTCATATACAGTCAATTCTAAGTAATTGATTGAGTTATCTAACTCATCTGCAACATAACGAGCACCCTGAATTGTTGCCTGAATACCACTAGATGTACGGATAAATGCACGATAATCAATACCAGCACCAGTTAGATCCTTCTTATATGGATCGTATGCTACATCTTTATTCAAGCTATTGCTTGTAAAGTCTGCACTGGTGTAACCAATGTATTCACCTGCTTGTCTTGGGTTCTCGAACCTAGCACCAAACTGGTTACCACTTACAGGTTTCAGTAAGATCTTCTGTGGAATTATCTTACGTGTATCGTCAGTTCTTGTCTTAATGACAAATCCGTTGATAGGATCTCTTGCATTCTCAAGATACTTAGGAATAACGTAACGAATCTTATATGTTCTTTCATCTGCTTCACGAGTATCCTTAAGACGCTCATACCACATATCAGTGGTCTTAGGTCTATCAGCATAATCTGTCTGATGGATTCTCCAGAAGATATTGTCATTACTAGTATGCTCATCCTTAACCTGAATGAACCACTTACCAGAACTTGTTGTGTTATCAGTAAATCCAGCATCATATTGGAATGGACTTCTACGCTTGTTAGCAAATACATTAAAGTTTAATGTCTGTCCAGACTGGAATGTAATTGGATTTGCTCCACTGATAGCATCAGCATGTGTCTCGTGGATAGTAAAGATCTTAGCTGTTTGATACTTAGCATAGAACTCACTTAATCCATTAAGTCTTCCAGTTACAAGGTCAGCAACTACTGAATTGTTACCAGTAACATAAGTTGTAGCAACAAGAGGTAGATTACCACCCTCAATTCCTCTAAAGAATATTCTATGAGGAGTAGTAGATGCAGATGGTTTGTCGAAGATGTGTGAAATATCAGTTTCAATACCAGCATTAACTGTATTAGTTAAGTTACACTTATACTTGTGTAGGTCGTACTTATCATCAAGTACGAACTGATAGATATCAATCTCAACATCAGGATCAATAGCATCAGTCTCAGATGCATAGATGTAGATACCAGCAGCAGCATTCTCTTTAGATGTTGCAAGCATCAACTTAGTCTGATCACTGCCATTAAAGAATGTAGTACCATTATAATTCTCTGGTACAGTAGTTCTACCTGGAGCAATTACATAATATATTTGGTTGGTAGTAAATCCATTAGGTAATCTAACGAGTCTCTTATCAACATCAACATACTTCTGTGTAACAGTATCGAAACGAGGACGAGGAACCAATCTTACAGGTGTTCCAGTCTCAAAGTCGTGAGCATTAGATGAACCTGTTCCAGTTGTATCAATCGTAAAGACTGTTGCTCTGGAAGCAAGCAATGCTGTATTAACTGTCTGTTCTTGACGAGTAACTGATCCAACACCACTGTTAATAATGGTGGTCATGTTACCAATCAATGTGTCTATTGCAGCTGCGGTACTAGCACACTGTAGACTACCAGGAGCAGTAGTTGTATCCTGAGTAATAGTAGTGTCTACTGAAGGTGCAGTGTCAGCCCATGCTCCCTTAGTATAAGCAAAGAATAGATTTGTTGTTGTGCTTGTTTGTAAAGCATTAACTGTATTACCAGTTGTTAATCTAGAATTAATAACACCAAGTTCAATCTTAGTATTATCAACAATCCTCTTAACATATGTTCCTTCTGGTATGTTAGTATAGATTGCTGTTGCACCTGATTGTAATGCACCATTAACATATGGCGACGCACCACTCTCATCATACTCATTAACAGTCATACCAATGATGATACCTCTTGTATCACCAACGTCTACGATAGCAGAACCAGTGGTTGTATCACAATTAAACACGAGGACATCGAAGTTCCTCATTGCAGCAGTTGCTATTGATCCAACATATGTGTAAGCATCAATAGTTTCTGATTTCTCAGCATCAATGAAGTCTAAGTTGTTACCAACGAAGTAAGATTCACCTGCCTGAACACTGTTAATGTTACCACCAAGTCTTAAGTCATTAACTAAAGCATCTGTAATGAATGCAATGTCTCTGAAGCACTTAGAGGACTCACTGTTGAGTATAAAGTCTCCCTTATTAACTGTAGGAAGGCCACTGATATTACCAGCAGTGATAGAATCGGTAATAATATCATATAGTGTCTCTAGTGATTGACGAACGTTAGCACAATCCCACTCACCACTGCTTAGTGATGGTAGAGTATCTAATGTACCTGCCTTCAGTGAATCACCAACAATACCAATCAAGGTATCTACAGTAGCAAGAACATCAGAACAGTTACCAAATGCATATGTACTTGGTTGTGTTATCGTTGCTGCTCTTGGATAAGCGTGCTTAGTAGCATTATTATCTGTAGCACATGTAAAGATTAAAGATTCAGTTCCTAACTTAACACTCTCACCTACTGTTAATGAGTGAGAACCAATAGTTAGAACCAGATCACCTGTTGTTGGATTGTAATCAGCAGCAGTAGGTGTGTGATTTACATTTAATGTCTGTCCAACATTAAACCAAACCTTACCAGTCTGTCTCCAAACTCCATTATTTGTTGCAGATACAAATGTATGAGCATACTGACTGTTAGGACCAGCCTTACCAACGAACACATCAAATGAATTCTGTGTTACATTAGAGATAGGTAACCACGCTCTACCCGCTATTGGATCAGAGTTTCTTGGATATGTCTTCTGTACTGTATTACCATCCTTCAAACATGTAAATGTAAGAGCATCATTAAATAATTTAATAGAATCATTTGCCTTCTCAATTCCATTAGCAGTTGCAGATACAAATGTATGTACTGAAGAGTTAGTAGATGGAGTACCTAATAAAACATTAACTTCAATTGTATTAGCAGTTACATTAGTAACAGACAACCATCTTCCACTTACAGGATCAGCAGCACGAGGATATGATTTAGCATTACCAGTTGGGTTAGCGATACCAACATTAACTGTAATAGTTGTACCAGTTACAGCAGTAATAGCAATGTTCTGTCCAGACTGAGGATCAGTTGCTCTTGGATATGAATGATTAGTTGCATGAGCATCAGCATCACAAGTAAATGTAACACCACCGTCTGCAATCTGAATTGTATTAGCAGTTGTAAGACTATGAGTACCAAGAGTAATCACCATCTCACCAGTTACAGGATTGTATGTTGTACCAGCCTGTGCTGTGAAGTTAGATGCACCAGATGTGATAGCATCAGCAACACCACTTACAAATATGTGAGTACCAGTAGAAGCATTACACTCAAATGTTAGTGAGTTATCTGCAATTCTTATTCTATCACCATTTCTATAGGTGTGATTAGGAATTGTAAGAACTAACTGACCAGCAGCAGCATCATAAGAACCATTAGTTACAGTATCATATGTTGTAGCATTGAATCCATGATT